ATCCAATTTCCTCAGTCATTATCTTCTCCTTCTTCCTCAGTTTCCCCTAGGTCTATCTCCTTGTTCATCTCAATCTCTACAAAGTTTGCAATCTCTTGAGCAGAGTTTGAAACAAGTGCATTCCCTAAGTCACTCCAGTGATTTAGTAGATTATCTATATCCTCAACCGTCTCTGGGAACTTTCTCGCAATCGCGTTAAGTTGTCCTCGCATTAAAGTAAAATACCCCTCGAACTCAATCGCAAGATCGGTTGTGTCTACGAGTTCCCCTCGTTTCACCTTCAGGTTAAGCCACTCACTTTCTGTCTTCGCCCTGTCAAGTTGAATCTTCTGCAACAGACTTGCCTCTGCAACGTTACTTGCTTTCTTAGTTGCGCGATTTTGCAGGAACTCAGTATAGTGTTTTATGCAATCCCTATAGGTAGCATTTGAGTTCGGAGGGAGTTTTCCATCTTGCCTCATTTGATAAATCAAGGAGACATTCTTAGAAAATAACCCAGACAGGACAGCCGGAGAAGCTCCTTCATCTAGGTTTATAATTTGCCCCTTTCCAGTCGGAGTCCTTGAACTCAGCACCTCATCATTAGTCATATATCACCTTGCCTTTTTAGTTTTCATTCCTTATTATATACACATCTTTTCAATCCCTGCAAGTCTCACAAGTCATGGCTGAATTATATCTTTTCACATCTGGGTCAGAGAACGTAGGTTTCTCTCCTCACCTTCTTACCGAGTCTTGGGGAGGCACAACATACACGGCTACTGCGGTCTCTCGTTCTGCGCTTAACCTCTCTGGGAATCTTGCAAAAAGTCAAATATCTTTCACTTTCCCTAATACGACTGAGTTTGCAAAGAGAAGAGTCTTTGATCTTCCTGGAGTTCCCTGGGATGTAAAAATCTACAAAGACTATATTTTACTTTGGACAGGAAGAGTAATTGGGGCTACCCTTTCAGGTACAAAGATAACGATTACGACAGATAGCTCTGAAAAATCAAGTTCAAGAAACGCAACAGGTGCAAGATTCTCTCTTGGTTGTTGGAAAAACCTGTACTCCCCTACCTGCGGGGCTATCAAGGCTAACTTTGCAACTGCTATCACAGCAACCTGCGCAGGGACAGTTATTACAAGTTCAGTGAGTTTTGCGGCGAATCTTCTAGCAGGGGGAATAATTGAAAAAGCAGGAGAAAGTCGAAGAATCTTGACTAACTCAGGGACAAGCATTACGATTGAGAATCCTTTTGTAACTCCGACAACTGGAGCGGCAAATGTATATCCAGGTTGTAGCCTGACTGGAGCAAGTTGCACTGGGTTTAATAATTTAATTAACTTCGGAGGGTTTGAATACATTCCGTTAGTTAAACCTGTAGGTGGGAGTGGGATATTATGAGAATGGGTAGTGGTTGGGGTAGAGCAGGATTAATATTTTTTTCAGGGGGGCTTCACTTTTTATTCGAGTGGCTGATGGGAAAACCTAAAGAGGATAAAGAAGAAATACAAGAGTTATCCGCGCCTACAGTCGAGGAAGGAGGTCAAATCCCCGTTCTCTTTGGCTCGCGTATGATTTCTGCTCCTATGATTGCCTGGTTTGGAGATACAAGAATTACCAAGGTAGCTGTTAAAGGAAAAGGAAAGAAAGGATAACTTATGAACGCAGAAGACCTTGAAAACCTAGTCAGAGAGACCGACATCCTCATCACCGTTTCAGATGCGCGAGAATACTTCGGAGGCTGTATCCCTGGATGGCAGGCGTTCTCTATCCGTTTCGGTTTCGACTGGAAAGAAACAATGCGCAGAGGGATACCTGCGAGTAAACTTCTAGAGACAAAAGATGTTATGGCTTATAACCTAGTCACTCATGTGTATACACGGGAGAGAGCACTATGAGTTCAGGTAAACAAACCACACAAAAGGTCACGACCTACTCCGTAGGTATGCACATGGTTCTCTGCAATGCACCCATAGATTCTATCTCTGTTGTCCAGTGTAAAGAGAAGCAGGTAAATGACGGAGTCATCTCTGGAACTTCAGACGTAACGATGAACAAACCTGATCTCTTCGGGGGATTGGAGAGGGAAGGAGGCATCACAGGGGTCATAAGCTTTCTCTTCGGTCTTCCGTCTCAGACAGTGAACGCTTATCTTGCCTCGAAACTCGGAACTATCCCTGCATATCGAGGAGTTGTCTCTGTAATCTTAAACAACGTGTATATAGGTACAAACTACTATCTCGCCCCCTGGAGGTTCTTCTGTACTCGTTTATCCGTCAGGGAGAAGGGAACGACTCAGTGGCAACCTTCTGTAGTCTCCCCCTCTGGTCAAGGTCTAATCAACGCTGTCCACGTTATCAGAGAGTGTCTTACAGATACAGAGTGGGGTCTTGGACAAGCAGAGAATACCATAGACGAACTCTCCTTCATCACCGCCGCAGTTACTTGTTACAACGAAGGTCTTGGGTTCTCCTGGCTGTATACTAAAGAAAGTCCAATAAATGTCTTTATAGCAGACGTAGCGAGACATATAAATGCAGTCGTGTTTAGAGATCGAGCAGACAATCTCTGGAAGATAACTCTGATTCGTAAGATAACTGATCTAGGGACTCTTCCGGTTTTGACGACAAACTCCGTCCAGAAAATCTCAAAACTTGCCAGAAAACAATTCTACGACTTGACCAGTCACTATGTCCTAAAGTATGAATCTAATCTAACCTACAAAGAAGCCAGTTACACTGTAAGTATCCCTTCTCTAGCCGCAAGACAAGGTAAAGAAATTTCTACTGTAGGGACTTTCAGTGGAGTTGCAACTCCAGAAGTCGCTCAATTAGTTGCTAAACGAGAAATCCGTTCTCTCTCTGAGCCTACCTATGCAGGAAGTCTAGTAGGGACAAGAGCACTAGCTACCTTAAACCCTGGAGATGCATTTATTCTCCAAGCCTTTGATGCTATGGAGGCAAATCTGGTTCTTCGTGTGGTTTCTTTAGACCTTGGAGGTATTTTACAGGATTCTGTAACTATTGAGTTTGTACAAGATTCTTTTGAAACGACTGGGTCTGTGGCTCTGGGTGAGGTAATAACTACAATCATCCTAGGAGTTCCTACGTACTCTATCGACCTTGTCCCTGGAGGTGAAGATGGGGGCGCAGCCGCTGGTGGAGGAGCAGAAAACATCATAACTGACCCTATAGTCCCTGGAGGAACTCTTTGGATACCTGAAGACTTCACGGCTGTTTCTGTAGTCTACCGTAAACTCTTCGAATCCCCTTATTATCCGCAGGCTCTGGAGAAAGGAGATACTACAGCTCAGGCAATCTCTACCTCCTCTTCCTTCATCCGTATGACCGCAGTCAGTCCTTCAAACTCTGCAATAGATGCAGAACTCTGGGATACAGCAGCTACAACTTATGAGTTTGCAGAGGTTATTGATTTTCAATTCTCTGGACTCCTTGCGGAGAATATAAACAAAGTAACATCAACTTTTCTAGTATCTAATCTCGTTGATAGCATAAATCTTCTAGTTGGGGACTTTTTATACCTTGAAGAAGAACTTATCTACGTCACGGCTTTTGATCTAGTCGCTGAGACACTTACGGTTTCTCGAGGGGTTCTCGATACTGTTCCGGAGATACACCTTACTGGAGCAAGATTCATAAAAGTCTCTTCTGTTCACTCTTTTGATAGCACAGAATACCTTGTCGGTGAAACGATTAAGGCTAAACTCCTAACTACGACCCCTACAGAGACGTTACTTCTTGCCTCTGCCCCTGAAGATACGATTACTCTCGTTGGCAGAATGCATAGACCTTATCCGCCTGGAAACTTTCAGATTGATGGGGTTTCCTGGCTTGCAGAAACGACAGAGTCTGGAGAGTTCATCTTAACTTGGACATCCAGAAATAGACTCCAGCAAACAACCTCCACTATCCTCGATTACTACGCCGCCAGTGTAACCACCGAAGGAAGTGTAACGTATAATTTAACCCTCCTCCTTGACAGTAATGACAGCCTCCTGTACTCTTACACAGGAAGTGCATTAACACGGAATCTTACAGTTCTGGATTTACCAGAGGATTTAATCTATCCTGCTGTTGTTCGCGCAGAGCTAAACTCTGAGAACCTAAACGGGGTTTCTTTCCAGACAGTTACTCATGTTTTCACTATCCCTGCTGCTATATTCAAAGCAGATGATGGAACAACCCAATTCACAGATTCTGACGGAACAACTTTACTGAGTATCTAATCATGGCAGTTACTAAATTATTCTACGTTGGTTCAGAACTTGCATCTGCTCCTCCGTTCACGAAAAGATTTTATGTAGACACGGCGGGGAAAAGAGGTTACCTCTCTATGGGAACTGCTGCGGCTACAGACTGGGCAGAAATCCAAATGATGCAGAGAACTGCCTCCTCATTCACTACTGACCAAACTCTCGTAGCCGGAGATAATGGAAAAATCCTTGTCTTCTCAGGGGCAAGCCTGGATGTAACTCTTCCTGTCGGTTCAACTCTCTCACCTGGCTGGAAAGTTACTATCGTAAACGAGAACACCTTCGTTAGTCAGGCAGATAGCGAAAAAATTCATACAACGACTGTAGCTGCGACTCCGATTGGACAGAGAAACCTTCTTATCAAACGAGCAAGTTCAGATACCATTAATGGGGTCTCTACACAATTTCACGGAGTGGCTCTCATCGTACCACCAAGAGAATGTGTGGACATCTGGTATACTTCCTCTGGACAATTTGAAGCCTCTCCGAGTACAACCGTAGGTTGGAGAGACAACCCATCTGAGGTTAATACACATGGAGCTTCGTCAAAAGATCCAGTAGAGTCTCCGATTGATGCTAGTTTCGTAAGAGGTTTAGAATTTAATGATGCTAATGCAGGTAGTGAGAAAGAAGTCTACTATGACATCCATATAAACCATGACTACGTTATGGGAACAAAAGTTTATCTGCACGTTCATGGATTTATAGGTAACTCTACAGCCACAACTGTAGTCGGCATAGGCTTCCAGTACGCCGTCACTAAAGGACATCAACAGCAGGCTCTTAGTCTTGCAGGGACTACGACCTATGCCTCTGCAACCCTAACCGGTACGCCTTATATGCACTATGTTATCGAGGTTTCAGATGCTAATGCAGTTCCTGCGACTGACCTCCAACCAGACTCCTTAATCTCAGTTCGTTGTTTCAGAGATAGTGCAAATGCAGGAGGAAGTGGAGACAACACAACTACTTCATTCTGGATTAAGAAAGTGGACTGTCACTATCTCTCCACAGAAGGAGGA